TAGCAGTGAAGCATGTTCGAGTCGAGATGGACGCGACCGCTGTGCTGACTGCTGTAATGCCGCTTGTCAAGTTGGCGCGTACCACAGCACTACCAACAGGCGGAACTACGCTCAGCAAAGGCACATTAGACACAACACAATCGTCTGCTTCCGCTGTGGTTGTGCGCTGTGCGGCAGCTTCCGACGGCGGTGCTGCCACAGCAATTACTGCCACGGCTGGCACTGTGTTGCGTGCTGAATACATTATGCGGCTGCACACTGCGGTTGGGCAGGTACTTGCCAATACCAAGGACCTGGTTGACGATAACGAGCCGATCATCCTCCAGGCTGGAGAGGCATTGCTGGTTTATGTCGATAGTGCCGCAGCATCAAGTAACCCGAACACAAACAACTGGCAGGTGGACGTAGCTTGGGAGGAATACACGGCCTAAATCATGCTGCTGACGCTATTTAACCAGTCCGCACAGCTGTACTATGTCATCTACCCGGCATCGGGTGGTACGCCGTCTGCTGCGCAGATTAAAGCGGGGCAGGATTCGACCGGATCGGCAGCCGTCGCAGCAGGTAGTGAGTATGCACGGACAACGACTGGCACGCAGACGTTTGCCACTCCAGCCACAGGACTTACGCCAGCCACCAACTACCGGATTGCATTGGTATGGTCTGACGGCGTAAATGACTCGGCAGTTGCTGTGAGCGGTGCGTGGACTACTGAGTCAGCCGGAGCACAGGTATCGCTAACCGGACAAAGTGTCACTGCATCACATGGCACAGTATCCGTTGCGGTGCAAGTATCGCTAACTGGCCAATCAGTAGCCGCCCAAGCTGGCACGCTGTCGCCGTCTGTTGACGCGACGCAGGCGTTGACTGGCTCCGCTGTGACTGTCACTGCTGGTACGGTCACGGCTGGTGTTGAAACGATCCGCGCTCTATCCGGCCAAACTGTAGCTGCACAAGCAGGCGCGCTCACATCGGGTGTCAGCGTCGCAGTTACAGGCCAGCAAGTCGCCACTCAGACTGGAACACCTGCGTCTAATATCACAGTTCCGGTTGTAGGCCAGCAGGTGGCTGCTCAGACTGGCACAGTTTCTACTGGCGCAGACACATCGCGCGCACTCACTGGCGCATCGATCACAAGCTATGCCGGGGCGCTCGTTCCGAATGTCTCGGTGGTGATTGCGGGTGAGCAGGCACAAGCTCTAGCTGGGGCTGTCACTGCAAGCACAGAGTTTGCCCGCACATTGACTGGCGCATCAGTCACAAGCTCCGCAGGATCAGTAACCGCGAACGTCAATCAGGCAATCACTGGACAGCAGGTGCAGGTGATTGCCGGGACTGTAACAACAGGTGCAGATACAGCTCGCGCGTTGACCGGCCAGTCTGTGACGGCAAGTGCTGGTGTGGTGACCACGAATGTTGCCGTTGCGCTGCTTGGATCGTCTGTAGCATCGAACGCCGGGACTGTAACCGCAAGCCAAGGCATCACACGCACACTGACCGGGCAGTCTGTGGCGGCGGCCGCTGGTGCTGTGACCGGGACGGTCACCGTTGCACTGCTTGGGGCGTCTGTCACAGCAAATGCAGGATTTGTCAGCGCTGGCGCAGATATTACGAAGGCGCTGTCTGGTGCCACTGTGGTTACAGCTACCGGCGCGATCATTGCTGGCGTCTCCTGTACGGCAGTTGGGCAGGTGGCAACGGCACACGCTGGTTCTGTTGCGCCGCAGGTGTATGTGGGCATTGCTGGCGAGCCTATGTCTGCCATCCCGGGCACCATGACGATGGCTGTTAGCTATGCGCTTGTTAGCGCTAGTGCTGTTACATACACCGGCATTGTGACTGGCGCAGAAGTGCAGAACATCGTTCGCAATGTGATTGTGCGCAATGCTTATGTGACACGCACAAAAAATACAGCGGTCATGGTTACGCGCGGTAAAGGTGCAACAGTTTCTGTTACACGCGGTAAAAACGCGACTGTGCAGTTATAAGGAGTAGGTGACACATGAGCTATGACCTAGTAACTGGTGATACTGGATCGAAGTTGATTGTAACAATCATGGATAGCGACTCTGGTACAGTTGTCGATCTCACATCATGTACCGTTCGATTCCGATGGGAAAATGAAACTGGTGAGATTGTAAATAGGACGGCGACAATTCCAACACCTGCCAATGGTAAAGCAGAGTATTTATTTTCTGCTGGAGAGATTATTGCACCTAGAATGAAGATTGAAGTTGAAGTTACTGATGGCACTAGTTTGGTTGTAACAGGAACTAACTTAATTGAGTTAAGTGTTAGAGAAGAACTTGGATAATGACAGAGTTTAAGTTATATCCAAAACAACAACGTGCTTTAATAACAACCGCAAATGAGATTTTATATGGCGGGGCTGCGGGTGGAGGTAAATCATACTTAGCTCGGGTATCTTCAATCATATATTCATTAGAAATACCCGGATTAATTACATATCTATTTCGTAGGACTTTTAAGGAAGTTTTAGCTAACCATGTATATACTCCAGGGGGCTATATTGAATTATTAGCTCCTCTTTTAGAGTCTGGAGAATGTGTATTTAGTAAATCAGATTTTAGTTTTACATTTCCATCTACTGGTAGTCGTATTCAATTAGCTCATAGTCAATATGAAAATGATATTTATACTCATCAAGGAGCCCAAATTGGATTTTTAATTATTGATGAAGCTACTCATTTTACTCCATCAATGATTAGATTTATTAGATCACGTGTTCGTTTAGGATCTATGAAGGTTCCTGAACGTTGGAAAGGATTATTTCCAAGAATTTTATATACTGCTAACCCTGGAGGAGTGGGGCATCATTACTTTAAAAGTAACTTCGTAGATTTTGGTGGTGGACATATATTTAAAGCCCCAGAAGATGAAGGTTCGATGAAACGAGAATATATTCCATCAAAATTACAAGATAATAAGATTTTGATGGTTAATGACCCGGACTATGCTGCACGATTAAAAGGTATGGGTGATACAGCAATGGTCCAGGCCATGTTAGAAGGTGATTGGGAGTTATTAAGTAGTGGTGGATTGGCAGATATATGGCGTAGTAAGTATCATGTAATTAAGCCATTTACTATTCCTCCTACTTGGACCATAGATCACGGGTATGATTATGGATCATCTAATCCAGCTGCATATTTAGTTTTTGCTGAAAGTGATGGTACAGATTTTATAGATGGTGATGGCAATGAGGCTTGGGTTCCTAAAGGTACAATTTTTATTATTGGTGAGATATATTTCGCAAATAAACGACATGAAGGTTTAAGACTTACAGCTACTCAACAAGCTGAAAAGATTAATGCATATTTACGAGAAGAGGGTCTTCTAGGTAAGGTTAAACCTGGACCAGCTGATAATAGCATTTTTAATAGTGAGCCCGGACATACATCAGTAGCAGATGAAATGGCTTTAAGTGGAGTTTATTTTACAAGGTCTAATAAAGCACCTGGATCGAGGGTTTTAGGACTTCAAATCATACGTGAACGTTTAAGAGCCTCCACTCAACGACCTATGGAACGACCAGGATTATTTATATTTAATAATTGCTATCACACAATTCGTACTTTGCCTAATTTAGAGAATGATGAAAAGAACCCTGAGGATATAGATTCTCATGGTGAGGATCATTTATATGACGTGGTTCGTTATCGCTTACTACGTGGGGCTACAATGGCAAAGACATCTAAAGTGAAAGGGGCTTAAAATGCCAATAAATTCTAAACATCCTCTATATTTAGCCTATGAGAGTCAATGGACTAAATGCCGTGATGCATTTAATGGTTCAGATGCTATTAAGGCTAAAGGTCCTATGTATCTTCCACGATTAATCGATCAACCTTTGGATGAATATAATGCCTATAAAGATCGAGCACTATTTTATTCTATTACTTCTAAGACTATAGAATCCTTAGTTGGTCTGGCAATGCAGAAAGATCCAATTCTGAAATTTCCAGATCAAATGGCGAAATATTTTAATGATAATAGTGGTGTTGA